CCATTGAACTTCTGCCAGTTGTCCCAGACGAGACGAATCGGGACGGAAAAGAAAAACGTGTCCATCTTCATGTTATCCATTATCGGGAAGATGGGCGTCGCCAGACGGGCGAAGGCGGTCAGATTGACGTTGAAGGTATCGCCGGGAAGAGCTTCATCGACGAGGACGGGAACCAAGTACCCCGCGTCGAACGTGGTTTTGTACCCGTGCGAACGATCGAACGTCGAACGTGGAATTTCAGCCTTCGGAACCTGCGAGAAGGTGTGAGACATCACGGACGGATTGCGATGCATGGTTACTCCTCTTTAAGTTGGTAGGCAGCAGCAGTGCCGAGATTTTGAGCATGATCGTGCTGCGTAATGATGCCACTCTCGAGGTCGATCGAGCCGAGCTCGAAGAGCGTGAAATCAGAAGGGAAAGACGACACGTACGACTGAGGGTCGCGCGAAAGGTGAGCGAACGACCTGATCGCCAAACCTTGATTGATGGCGAAATACGGGGTCATGAAGGAAGCAGCTTTGCTGTCGAATACAGCGAAAATTTTGTGGATCATAATTTCCTCGATAGAGTTGTGATTTGCGAGAGTTTGACAACATGCTTTACCGCTAGTCTTTCTGGAGTGTGATCCGCCTTATGTTTCGCAGCGGATCGGATACGGGCGTATTTAATGGACTTGGCTTTTTTCTGGTTCTCCTTCTCAAAAAGTTTGAAATAGTACCGGGGCGGGGTGACTGGCTTGCCATGCAAGATGCATTCATCGCGGGGGAAAACATCGGCGCCGAATTGTTCGAACCATCGGGCGCCGATGCCGGGACGGGTGGACATGGTGATGTACTCAGGAAGGCGCGAAACGACTTCACCAGTTTCGAGATCGATACCTTCGTAATGAGCTTGGGCAGGATCACCGGAGACCTTTTTCAGAAGATATCGAGCTGTATAGGCCGCGGTTTCCGCGGTGAAGTTGCCAATGAGACATTGACCACGGCCCCAGATGCGCTCAAGAGTTTCACTTTTCCAGAGCGTGTGGCCCTGGCTGTTGCGGGTATGGAATTTACGATCCTCATGAAAGTCTATGCCAAAGAGGCAGGCGTGATAGTGCGGCCGGTAGAGACCGCCGTCCTTGAGACCTGTCGACGGGTTTGTTTCGCCATACTCTCCGCAATGAAAGTAGCGGATGCCGCCACCGTAGTGTTTGCGGAGCCTTTTGAGGAACCCCTGAAAATGGGATTTGACGAGAGTACCCCCTGCGGGAATTTGACGATCGTCGTAGGTGAGAGTGACGAAGCAACTGGAGTCATGGAATTTTGACTCATGATAGAGGCGGAGCGCCCACTGTTTGGAACGCTCGAGCCTGCACCCGATGCATTGACCGCAGGGAACGGTAACTGGCAGGTCGCGGAATCCCGAATTTTCACTGAACGCCAGCTTTCGCTTGCCGGTTTTGGTGGTCAGCTGCGACCTGAACCCGTGGAGCGGGAAGTAGCATGGCATGTCATAACCGAATGCCGCCGCGCATCGGGGAACCCCGGAGGTTCTTGTTGTGGGTACGGGAGGCCGTCCGGCTGAACAGACGCTTACTAGAACCTTTGTTCATTTTATAGCGTTTCATCACTTGCTCCTTGTGCGGTGTCAGTGGGAACAGATGACATCAAGTATTGTATCTGTTCCCGGATTTGTCAAGCCTTCGGAGGCTCGACCGGATTAGCGGCGTTTTGAGGGGTTGAGGATGCGGGGGTAGGGTTGAGTATTGCCGCGGTAGCTTCAGCGCTAAGCAGGCCCATTTGGGCCGCTTCCTGACGATTTTTAACGTCAGAGGTGAAAGCAAGGAGCTTGGCCGGATCGTTGTCGAACCGATTGCGGATAGACGAGGGCATTTGCTCGAAGAGAGATTTGGCGCCGGCGACGAGCTCGGCGGCCGCCTGAAAGTCGACATCGGAAACGTCGAGATATTGCGCTTCCGCTTGCGTAAGGTTTTCCGGGAGGACGCCGGTTTTGAGATAGCGACCCATGATGGTGTTGATGTCGCATTCGTCCTTGAAGGACTGGTGAGTAAGGCCTTGGCCTTCAAACTGGATTTGTAGACGAGATTTAGGAGAGTAGAGAGATTGAATGGGAGAGTTGAGTGGACGAGATTGAGAAGAGGACATTGATGGTTGACCTTTATGTAGTGATTAGAAGGTTTTAAGAGATTGAAGTGGACAGTTTGTTTTATTTGGCCACGGCCGAGAATTGAAGCCTGTCCGCATGAATCGTAGAAACGCGGACAGGACGTAGGGACAGGTTGCAAGAACCTTTCCCCCATCCCCAACCCCTTCCCGCCGGGAAGGGGCTAACCGACGCTCGTTTGGCCAAAGGGCCACTCGCTAAGATCAAAAGCACGCTATTTCTTGAAGCCACGGCGTTTGTACGATTGAGACCAGCCATCCCCAGACTGGGAAGAGGTCTCTTCGAAGGCCTCACGACCTAATTGTTTGGCGGACTTGGCAGAAGTAATAGATCGAACGACATTGCCAATGCCACCAGTGAGGGCCCCGACCGCTTCGCTACCCATAGCGACGATGCGCTCAAGCTCGGAAAGCTTCGCATCGAGCTCGGCTTTGGTTTTAGCCGAGCCGATCTGATGCACCAAAAGCTGGAACTGATTTTCCGACAGCTTGGTTTGAGCCTCGGTGAGAAGCCTCTGCCACCCGAGGATTGCGTCTTTTTCAGCCAACGTTTTATTGAATTGGGCAGACAGAAGCTCGGTAGCCCATTTGCGATTTTCCGGGCCCCATTTTTCAGTTGCGGTCTGAGCCGCAACCAGAGCCGGACGATTTTGTTCCGTAGCAGTCTGAGCCCGGACATAGTCTGCCTGAGCGGAATTAAGAGCCGTTTGAGAATTGACAGCGGCAATTTGGGCATTAGCCGCCATACGTGCAGTGGCAACTTGACGATCGTCGACCGGAGACGCCATGCCGATCGAAGGAGACGAGCCGAACCCTTTTGTAGCGGCGAGGATAGGATTAAGGCCGGCCCTTCGAAGGCCGACCGTCTGGGCATACGGCGCGTGCTTCATGCCCAACAACGAGTAATACAGCTGCGATTCGGCAAGATCGTTGGCAGAGGCGCCGTCGCCACCGCCACCGAAAAGACCAGCGACGGCAGAGACACCACTAGCGATTTGCCCGGCGGAACTGGCCATGCCAGCAAGGGAAGCGAGGTCCATGGTCAGAAATGATCGATGAGGCCGGGGACGCCGAACACAGGCATGGGCCGCGCGCATTTCATCTTGATAAACGAATCGTAGAGAAAATGCGGCTCAGTCTGAACCGCTATCACGCGGTCGACCGGCGGGTTTTCGACGATGAAAGTAGCATCCAGCACCGGAGCAGAGGCAAAGTCTTGAGCGAGATGCCAAGCATCAAGTGACTGGGCAAAGTTGGAGCGAAACTCACCCGTTATGCGGGACGGTTTGTACCGGTACTCCGCATAACGCTCCTGGTAGCCGAAAACGATATCGTCGGTCGCGGGAACTCCCGAGGCAAAGATTTCCTTGCGAAGAACGGCCTGTTCACCAATGTGACTTAACGCGGGCCAATAGTAATCAAAGCGGGTACGGCGCGACCACATCCGATCAAGTCCCTGTTGGTACGTAAGGTCAGCGCGTACCGAGACCAAGCCGATAATAAGGCAATGCTCCGTGAACGACGTTGTAAAGCCGTGATTACGTAGAAGTGCCGTCCCCATAGCCGCCAAGTTTCCTTGCGGCGAGGTCGCATCCGTACCAGACGTTTGCGGGATTGGAGACACGTTGACAGGACTGGAGCCACCGCCGAGATATTCCGGGCGTTGGAGACGGGCGTCGGGAGAAGTAACGCCAAAGTGAGCCTTGATGATCTCTGTATAACGGGTGCCGCCTCGGGCGTCACGTTCGAAGATTTTTTGAATTTGAAAAGCCTGACGGAGCGAATTGATCGTAGCTGCTGTTGCAGCCGAAAGATCAGCGAAGATACCGGGAAAACCCGGGTTGTCGGGGTCGACTTGAATACCCCATTGCTGGGAAGCGTTGCTAGGATCAATGCCTGCGTAGGTATTGGCCGCCCAAGTTTGTGTCGCCGTAGCGCCGGTCTCCCGGACAGTCGTATTGTTCGCTCCTGCGAAAGTACCATTCGTGAGTTTGCCAATGCCGAGTACTGGAGCATTGCCGCCGAGCGGGATCTGTACTGCGTCGCCTTTCTGCGGCCAAGGAAGTGAGGAGGTGAAGTAATCATGGCGTTTGCCCCTTCGAAGAAGAACGTAGTCCGCAGGATTGTCGGGGCCATCGTCGGTATCGACAACTACGGAGTTTTGCAAGTTTTGATCCCTGAACCACTCGTTGTAGATGAGATTATAGGCCCGATGCCAAAGGGATGAATGCGTAAGCCCCGGGACTTCTGTAGGAAGTCCGAAGTAATCATGCAGGCTGTTTGCGAGATAGCCACTGCCAGCAGTAGAGACCATTTGAGGCACGGTGTAATCCGTGCTGTCGCCCGGATTGCGCTGTTCGCCATTGAACTTCTGCCAGTTGTCCCAGACGAGACGAATCGGGACGGAAAAGAAAAACGTGTCCATCTTCATGTTATCCATTATCGGGAAGATGGGCGTCGCCAGACGGGCGAAGGCGGTCA